ACTATTAGAAGAACTTACATCAATACATGGATAATAAGAAAAAAATTGTAGACGGCATATTTAAGAAACTTAAAGAAATGAGTTCAGTTGGTTCTGGTGGAGCGAGTTTCGCTACAGGAAATGGCCCTCAATATGCTACACCATTTGCTTTTAATCCAAATAAAAAAGCTAAAGGTGCTCAATCTATGAAATACGCTTATAAATTAGGGTATAAACTAGCTCCGAACCAACCATTAGACGAAACGAATCCTGGAGCCTCATTGGGTAGAGGACCTAAAGCTGGACCTGATGGTGTTAAAGATAATATACTTGTAAAAAAATTCGGGTACAAACCAGTTAATGCTAAAAAATTAGCTAAAAATGCTAAATGGGTAGATACAAAATATTTATGGAGCGGAAATAAAACTAAAGACTAATATATGCCTTCATTAATATACGATGTAACCACACCAGCAGGATATTTACCGTTTAATGTTAACGCATTACAAATGGTAACATTTTCAATAATCCAACCTGTAGAAGGTACATCGTATTTTACATTAGAAACAAAGGCAAATGTTAATGGTGGGTATGATCAAAATTCTCAAAAAAGCACATCAGCTTCATTTACATATAATTCATCAAACATAACAAATGTAGTTTACGATAACTATAAAATGTCTGCTGTAGTAAGAAAAGGAATGTATGAATTATATTACACCCCATCTGTGTCTATAACTGGATCAGAATTAATAGTAAGAGGAGTAGTTGGTGGGTTTAGAACATTTCCTGCACCTGGTGCTACAGAAGTATGGGGCACAACCGGGAATGATGTTTGGGGATTAACATCAACTACAGTTTGGGGAACATAATATTTATAACAAATTAAAAATAATAAACAATGGCAAATCTTAGCGGAAATAATGTAGGATTTAATTATAAAGGCATACTCAATTTACCAACAATTAATGTAGGTTTAGATACTAATTTACAACTAATAAATGATGGGGAGGGAATTCCATCTTCTCTTGCAATATCAACTAAATCAATAGCCGTCAATAACAAAATTAATATAGGAAATAGTAATGAAAACCCAGGAATATTTAACAACAATCCAGACGGTATTAACGTATCTGTAAATACAGATACTATTGTAGTATCAAACGGATACTCAACAGGATCATATACTTCTGTTGTTAGACCAGATGCTGCATTTGAAGTAGCATCTACTAATCAAGGTTTTTTATTACCAAGAATGACTACTACTCAACGAAATAATATTAGTGAACCCACCCCTGGATTAATGATATATGATACAGATACAAATCAAATTTCTTATTATAATAGAACAGCTTGGAAATATCTAGCCGACGTATAATAAACAAAATACACATAATTAAACATTATAAAAACATGCAAACACTACAAGAACAATATAATCAAATCAAACAAGGCAAAGGAAATAAACCACATTTTCTAAAACAAGCTCGTCATCTATTTCCAGATTATCTTAACCACTATAACAACTACGAAGATACAATCAACATATTAAAAAGTAAGAGTATCTTATCTGAGAACAAAGCTAACTTAGGTATGGTGTCTGGAGGCGGTCGTAAAGACTGGTTTAGTTTATTTGAAGAAAACATTAAAGCTGAAGAAAAGAAAGTATCTCAACAAGTTCTTGACAAACAAGCATACGCGTACGATAATAAAGATCCAAAAAACATTGATAATGTATATGGTAATTCTTTCTTAAACGGATTCTATACAGAAATGCAAGATCCAAAAAACAAGCTAAAAACAACAGATCAAGTTAAACAAATTGTAGCTAAAAATTTAGGTAAAGACTGGAATTACTATGCTAAAAATGCTCAATTTGGTATCAAAGGCATTGGTTATACAAAAGAAGCACCTGGATTAGGTGAACCTAAAGAACCAAAAGGCAAATGGAAAGCTAGCGGATACGGCGATTTAAACTTTGAAACTGAAAAAGTAAAAGCTAACACTAAAGATACACTTGGAGCAGCAGAAGCTAAAACAACTATGCCTAAAAAAGTAGCAGAAATGCCAGTAGCACCTCAAAGTTCTAAAGGTGTAAGTAAGATGAAATTACCAGGCAAACCTAAAACTATTAAAATGCAAGAATCATATATGGATACACTTGGGGGCGAAACACCTTATAGCAAATCTGAAATGGTTAAAAATATTGTAGAACCTAATTTAGGTTCTAATTATAAAACATATGTTATGTTTGATCCTGAAGGAGAATATGAAAATATGAAAAAGAAATATGCATCTAATACTAATAACTGGGAAAATCTTTACCGTTCTTCAAACTATCAAGGATATGCTGATATGTCTCCTGACGGAAATGTAATTAAAGCTACAGTTTTAGATAAAGGAGGAGTTGTAGGTGCAATATATGTTAAAGACTCAATGCAAGAATCACAAATTCGCAGTGTCATACAACAGATTATCAAAGAAGAACTTAATATGAAAGAAATTGATAATGCTGGTAAAAGAGCTGAATATGAAGCTAAAATTAAAAAAATAGATGAAGAGATTCTTAAACGTAAAAAGAAACTTAAAGCATTAACTACACTTGAGGAAATTGAAAAGGGTTCAACTAACAAGGACATGATGAAAAGTCTTAAAAAGGAACTTAAAACACTTGAAGCTCTTAAAACAAAATTAAGTAAGAAATTTACTCCTGAAGAAGAAGTAATCGGTGAAGACGGAATAGAACCTTTACCTTTAAAAGAAGGATATGATAAAGATATGCCCCTTGGAAACTATCTTAAAGGTATTACTACAAAACAAAAAGCTGCTCTTGAAGATGCTATGAAAGAAGCACAACGTATTTCTAAAGAAGAAGGTGTAATACAACATGTTGAAATAACTCCAGACTTATTATACAGAGTATCAGATTGGTATGATGATGATTATACAATAATATCATACAATAATGGAAACGAATATAATTATTAATATGAAACAAGTACTAATAGAAACAATTCCATTCACCGTATCACCTCAACAACTTCGTGAAGGTGTTAAAGCACCATCTGGTAACCCACTTGTTGAAGGAATATTAGCTACAGCTGAGGTAAAAAATGGTAATGGAAGATATTACCCAAAAGACTTATGGGAGCGTGAGATAGACAAATATATGTCTTGTGTTAAAGAAAACAGAGCAACAGGTGAATTAGACCATCCTGATTCGTCTATCATTTCATTAAAAAATGTATCTCACATCATACGAGATATACAATGGAACGGAGACAAAGTAATAGGTAAAATAGAAATTTTACCAACAGTATCAGGTAACATATTAAAAGCACTTATAGAAAACAATGTAATGGTAGGTGTTTCTTCACGTGGTATGGGTAGTTTAAAACCATTAGGTGAAGGCACAATGGAAGTACAAGACGACTTTGAGCTCGTGGCATGGGATTTTGTTTCCACTCCTTCTAATCCTGGATCTTATATGCACCTTGTAAAAGAAGGATTAAATGAAGGTATAGAACGTCAACCATCTCAATATATGAAAGTTAACAGCATCATTACTGATATACTTTGTGCAAACGGTACTTGTCCTGTTTTCTAACCCAATGTAATTTTTCAAAATCTTGGCATATTTATAATAAAACATAGATATGCCAAAATTATGTCCAACATGTATTCAAACGAAAGCCTTAACGGAGTTCAATAAAAATAAAAGTCGTAAAGATGGTTACCAACGTGAATGTAGAGAATGTTGTCGCATCCACCATGATAAGCATTACCATACTAAAAAATCTTCACGTTTAAAAGAAAATTTAAAAGAAGAACATAAAGTATGTTCATGTTGTAAACAAGAATTGTTATTTAATAATTTTAATAAACAAAAAGGAGGTAGATTTGGAATAAGCGGAGAATGTAAAGTATGCTTATCCAGCAGAAATAAAATATGGAGAGAGAATGGTGGAAAAGAATGGGAAAACAACTGGACTAAAATACAAAGACAAACCAACCCACAATGGAAACTCAAACAAGTTCTTAGATGCAGATATTTAGACGCTCTTAAACGCCATACATCTGGTGGTAGGGTAAATAAACACCATTCAGCTATAAAATTAATAGGTTGTTCAATTGATTTTTACAAACAATATTTAGAACAACAATTTAAACCAGACATGACTTGGGAAAATCACGGTGTATTATGGGAAATAGATCATATAAAACCATGTGCTTCCTTTGACTTAACAAACATCACACAACAACATGAGTGTTTCATTTACACAAATACTCAACCGTTATACTATTCAGAAAATAGAAGTAAAGGAGATAAAATAATATAATAACCCCTCTTGGGATAGTCTCCCTTGATCAACCCTCCCCTTAAAAGGAGGGTTTCTTTTTTTGTGTTTTCATCCCCTCCCATATATGTATATTAGAATATGCAATTTCCTATATTGCATCGCTTATATATATTTTATTACGCTTCCCAACATTCTAATAAGCGTACTCCCTACAAAAAATTTGAGGAAATTATGGCAAACAGAGACATTCTGAAAGAAGCCATTGCCGATGCTAAAGCAGTAAAAGAAACAGCAATCGCCAATGCAAAAATCGCTCTCGAAGAAGCATTTACTCCATTCTTACAGACAACATTAGCTACTAAATTAGCAGAAATGGATATGAAAGACATGGAAGAAGGTGAAGACGAAAGCAAAAATGAAAATTACATGGACGAAGACATGTACGAAGAAGACATGGACGAAACCATGCATAAAAAAGGCATGAAAAAAGACATGGACGAAGACATGTACGAAGAAGACATGTACAAAGAAGGCATGCACAAAGGTTCTATGGACGAAATTGACTTAGATGAACTTTTAAGAGAACTTGAAGACATGGAAGATGACAAAATTAATGAAGCTGAAGAATCTGAAGATGAAGAATCTGAAGATAAAGAAGAAGAATTCGACATCGAAAGTATGTCTGAAGAAGACTTAAAATCCTTTATCGAAGACGTTATCTCTGACATGGTTAAAGCTGGCGAATTAGAAGCTGGTGATGATGAAATGGAAGATGAAGAAATGGAAGATGAAGAAGAAGTTGATTTAGACGAACTTTTACGTGAAATGAGTGATGAATCAGGTATGTACGAAGAAGATAGTGACATGTATGAAGAAAAACATAGCGCTATGGATGAAGCTAGAAAAATAAAAAAAGAAAAAGATGAAATGAAAAGAGAATTAGACGAAGCTTATAAAGCATTAAACAAAATCCAGTCTGAACTAAACGAAATCAATTTATTAAATTCTAAACTACTTTATTCTAACAAAGTCTTCAAAGCTAAAAACTTAACTGAATCACAAAAAGTTAAAGTATTAGCCGCTTTTGATAAAGCAACAAGTAAAAAAGAAGCCCAACTTGTTTACGAAACAGTAATGGAAAATTTAAACGCACAAACAACTACAAAGCGTCCCATGAATGAATCTGTAAGAGGTATGGCATCTAGAGTTATAGCAGGTGCTCAAAACACCAAACAACCGATCATCGAAGTTAATTCAGCGTTTGAAAGAATGCAAAAATTAGCCGGTATTAAAAAGTAAAAATAATTTAAAAACTAAAACAAAAATTTAAAACAATGAGTCAAATTCAAACATTACTTGAATCCGCAAATCCATATAAATCACTACAAAGTGATGCGGCTCGTTTATCGAGAAAATGGGTAAAAACAGGCCTTCTTGAAGGATTATCAGGAGGCGAAGCCGACAAAAACAACATGGCTATGTTGCTTGAAAACCAAGCAAAACAATTAGTAACCGAGACATCTAATATAGGTGGTGGAAGCGGATTCGGTTCTTTCTCAACTGGTAACGGTTCAGAATGGGCAGGTATCGCTTTACCTTTAGTACGTAAAGTGTTCGGTCAAATTGCTGCTAAAGAATTCGTTAGTGTACAACCAATGAATTTACCTTCTGGTCTAGTATTCTTCTTAGATTTCCAATATGGTACTAGTAAGAATCCTTTCTCTGCTAACCAATCACTTTATGGTGGTACTAGCACTTCTGCTTCTCAATATCCTTTCTCTACTAACGTTGCTGAAGGTGGTCTTTACGGAGCTGGTAAATTTACATATTCTACTAACCAATTTAGTGCTTC